CAAATGGTACATGAGTGATATTGAGATACATCCAGTAGATTCTGTTTATATCAAAGTAGTATGTGACAGGGGAATAGCCAAAGAACTGAGTGATTTCTTTACTTTTACTGTACCAAACTATAAGTATATTCCTGCATACAGAAACAAAATGTGGGATGGTCAGATACGACTCTATAACATACACACTCAAAAGATATACAATGGACTTAGGGAATATGTTCTCAAGTTTGCTGCCGAGAGAAACTACACTGTATCAAATCTCATTCCATCATCCAAATCAAAAATGACGGAAAAGGATGTTTCCCTGTATATCAATGAGAAATTAAAGCCTACTGTTGGTACTTCAAGAATCAAACCACACGAACACCAGATTGATGCAATCGTTCACGCCATCAATCATGAGAGATGCCTATTGTTATCTCCTACTGGTAGTGGTAAGTCGTTGATTATTTACACATTGATTCGTTATTATCAGGAACTTCTAGGACATGATAAGAAGATATTGATTATTGTTCCTACCACTGGATTGGTATCTCAGATGTACAATGACTTCGGTGATTACTCATCAAAAGACCATTGGAATGTAGAGGATAACTGCCACACAGTATATGCAGGTCAGGACAAGAACACAGAAAAGAGAGTCATCATCTCTACATGGCAAAGTATATACAAGATGCCAGAGAAATACTTTGAGCAGTTTGGTGCGATATTCGGAGATGAATGTCATCTTTTCAAATCAAAGTCTCTTACCACTCTTATGACGAAATTAGTGGATTGTCCGTACCGTGTGGGGACTACAGGGACTCTAGACGGCACATTTACACACAAACTTGTAATTGAAGGTTTGTTTGGTAGGGTGTTTAACGTAACATCCACCAAGAAACTAATAGATAAGAGTCTGCTTTCCGAACTTGAAATTGAGTGTATCAATCTACAATATCCCATCAAAGAAATAGAAGAAATCAAACGAGCCCCATATCAAGATGAAATAAAATGGATTATAGGGAATAAAAAGAGAAATGATTTTATCAGCAGCCTTTGTTGCAAAATAAAAGGAAACACTCTTCTTTTGTTCAATTATGTAGAAACTCACGGTAAACCTTTGTTTGATCAAATACGGGAGGAATGTCCAGATAAAAAGGTGTTCTTTATTCATGGTGGTACAGAAACTGAACAGAGAGAATTTATACGAAAGATTATAGACAAGGAAGAAAATGCCATATTAGTAGCATCTTATGGTACTTGTTCTACTGGTATAAATATCAAAAATATTCATAATATCATTTTTGCTTCACCTTCAAAATCTGTCATTCGGGTTCTACAGTCAATAGGAAGGGGATTGAGAAAATCAGAGAAAAAAGAAATTGTAAAATTATATGATATTAGCGATAATCTATCGTATAAGAAGTATATAAATCACACTATGAAACATCTGGATGAAAGAATTAAGATATATATTAAAGAGAACTTTAACTTCAAAAAGGTAAAAGTTCGTTTATGAGAGGAAAAATATGAAGACAGCATATCGTATTCTCAAGTTAAAAAGCGGCGAAGATATCATAACTAGAATCAAGGGACAAGACAAAAATAAACTAATACTAGAAAGACCCATGTCTTTTGTTACTAGAATTATTATGGATCCATATACAGGAAGACAAAAGGAATTGACAATTCTGAAGAATTGGATTCCTTACACAAACGAAATTCAAACAAAAATTCCAAAAGATTATATCGCCTCATTTCTAACTCCAGATTCTGAGGTTATAAAGTTGTATGATTTGGAAAAAGAAAAAGAAGATGTGAATTATAAAAAGAAAAACATTATTGATATGGGAAACCAGCAAAATCAAAATGAATTATTTGAAGATAATGTTGACAAACTAAAAAGTATGTTTGATTTCATGAAAGACTTTAAGACAGATGATTCTTTCATGGATCAAATTGAAGACATGTTACAACCAGAAGAAACGGAATCTCCCCCCTCTGGTAATTTCAAAAATTACATTTCTCTTAGTATAATGTTACCACCAGAGGCTTTGTTGAGTCTGGTAGATGCTGATATTTTAGATGCAGATGATGTTCAGAATCTAATAGATTCTCTAAACAATAAAGACAAGAAAAACAACAAAGACGATAAAAACTATGGCAATCGTTGGAAGGACTGGCCCGCTGACTTAGATGATTATCTAGATGACATCTAAGTTAATATTAATGTTCCTTTTCTTTCTTGGCACAGAGAGTGTAAACCATATACACAATTGTGTCAACATAAAATTTATTTTTTAAGTATACAAATTTATTATGTGTTGTATAATGCGTTTAAAGAGGTATAATTATGACAGAAAAATCAAAGGTAAACCATTACATAGACAATAAAGAATTTTATGCTGCTATGATTGAATGGAAGAAGCAGGTTGATACGAATGAAGAGTCGGGTGAACCAAAACCACCAGTAACTGATTATATTGGAAAATGTTTTTTGGATATTGCTGAACACCTTTCATACCGACCTAACTTCATTAACTATCCATATAGAGATGAGATGGTAGGTGATGGAATTGAGAATTGTTTAATGTATGCACATAATTTTGATCCAGAAAAATCAAAGAATCCTTTTTCATATTTTACTCAGATCATATACTATGCTTTTCTTAGAAGAATAGAAAAAGAAAAGAAACAGTCTTATGTTAAATATAAAATGCTTGAACAGATTGATGATAATCTAATACAAAGTTGGTATCGTAAAAATTACTTTGAGTCTGATGAAACTTCTGTAGAAAAAATACTAACTAATCATTTAAATTTAACAGATCAAGATATTGAAAAATTTACTCCAAAAAAGAAAGCCAAGAAGGCAAAAAAGAAAAATCTTGATGAATTTTTAGAGGATAAAGAAAGTGAAGATAGCACTGATAAATGATACGCACTTTGGTGCAAGAGGAGATTCGCAATTATTCTTAGACTATTTTATTAAGTTTTTTGATGATGTGTTCTTCCCATACTTAAAAGAAAATAAAATTAAAAATATTATTCATGCAGGGGATCTAATGGATCGCCGTAAGTTTGTTAACTTTAATATTCTAAATCAAGTACGAACAAAATTTATGGATCATATGCATGATGATGGTATTGATATGCATTGTATCTTGGGAAATCATGATGTTTACTATAGAAATACAAATATGGTAAATTCTATTCGGGAACTCTTTGAAGGAGATTTGAAGTTATATGAAAAACCAGAAGTAATTACTCTGGGTGGTTTAGACATCGCACTTCTTCCTTGGGTAAACAAAGAGAACTATGATGAATCAATTGAATTTATTAAGACTGCATCAGCACCTGTTCTAATCGGTCATCTTGAACTCCGAGGATATGATGTGATGCGTGGTGTTAAGTTTGATGGTGGAATGAATCCTAAAATCTTTGATAGATACGAAAAGGTACTATCGGGACATTTTCATTGTCGCCAAGAGAAGGATAATATTTATTATCTCGGTACACAATATCAAATTACCTTTGCTGATTTAGAAGAAAGAAAAGGCTTTCATGTTTTAGATACAGAAACGAGAGACATTGAGTTTGTGGAAAATCCATATCAGATGTTTCATAAATTACATTACAATGATGAAGACGGTCCAGTAGATACAAGTAAATTAGACTTTGAGTATTTGAAAGACTGTTATGTGAGATTAGATGTTGATTATAAAAAACATCCGTATAGTTTTGATCAATTCATGGATAAACTATACGAAGTAGGCGTTGCTAAGATTACTACCATAGAAGAGGCTCTTGATGAAACCGAAGAAGAAATGGTTGACTTGGCTCAAGATACAGTTACACTTATAAATAATGAAATTGATTCTCTTGAAGAGATTGAGGATAAGCCTCGTATGAAGAAACTAATTAAAGATCTTTATATGGAGTCCCTTTCAATATGATAAAACAAGAATGGATTTTAAGAGAATGGAATGAGGGAAACATGATAGTTTTCCTTCCTTATGGTAATTCTAGAAGTGGCTCTGGTTCCTATTATAGTTTAGATTCAGAAGAACTTGAAAATGTCATAGAAGAAAAGATCAAACACTACGAATCTATGATACAATCTTGGAAAGATTTACGAAGTCTAAGGAAAAAAGATTAATGAATATTTTTGTGCTTGATAAAAATCCACAAGTTGCAGCAAAAATGATGTGCGACAAGCATGTAGTGAAAATGATTGTAGAGTCAGGACAAATGCTTTCCACGGCGTGGCGTGTTCTTGATGGTGAACAATATACAGAACTGTCTGCAAATAATCGTCGGATTAAACGATGGAAACTTCCGTATGGTTTGTTTGAGCAGATGTTATACAAAGCATCGTTTGTCGGACATCCATGCACTCAGTGGACAATGGAAAATCAAAAAAACTATTACTGGTTGGCAGAACACGCATACGCCTTGTGTAGAGAATATTCTTACAGATATAAAGGTAAAGAACACAAAGCACAGGATATGATTTCTTACATGCGATATCGTAAACCTGCGAACATAAAAATATCAGAGTCTATGACTCCATTTGCACAAGCGATGCCAGATCAGTATAAACGCGAGGATGCAGTAGAAGCGTATCGTGCATACTATCTTGGAGAGAAAACAGGTTTTGCAGAATGGAAAAATACAGATACTCCAACTTGGTATGAGGAGGCATTAGTTTGATATCATTCCGAACATTAAGTTGGAAGAACTTTCTTTCAACTGGAAACTATAAGACAACCGTTGATTTTACTCGTCACAATAATACACTTGTGTCGGGCGAGAATGGTGCAGGTAAATCCACCATGCTAGATGCGTTGACTTTTTCCTTGTTTGGAAAGTCATTTCGTGGTATTAATATACCACAATTACCAAATTCAATTAACGAAAAGAATTGTGAAGTAGAGATTGAATTTATAATTGGTAAGGATGAATACCGAGTTTTTCGTTCTCTCAATCCAAAGAAGTTTGAAATATACAAGAACGATAATCTATTAGATCAAGATGCAAAGGCAAAAGATTATCAGAAGATTCTTGAGGAACAGATTCTGAAGATGACTTACAAATCATTCTGTCAGGTTGTGATTCTTGGTTCATCTAATTATATTCCCTTTATGCAACTCAGTGCAGCAGACAGAAGAGCAGTTGTAGAAAATCTATTAGACATTGATGTGTTCTCTGTTATGAATACTCTTGTAAAGGCAAGACTTCAAATGGCAAAAGAATACATCAAAGACACTGATTATAAGATTGATATTGCAAAAAACAAAATTGAAGAGAAACAAAAACTTGTAAAAACTCTTGAGAAGAAATCTAATGATTCGGTTGAGAAATATGAGAATGAGATCAAAGAGAATCGTAAAATGATTTCAGAATACAATCATATCATTGAAGGGTATCAAAATAATATTTCTCATCTTATGGATCAAATTAAAGACAGAGACATTCTTCCAAATTCTCTACTGACTATGGAGTCAGAAGAAAAGGAACTCAAAAATAAAATTAAAGCAATTCAGAAAAATACAAAATTCTATCAAGAGAATGATACATGTCCTTCGTGCAAACAAGATATACAACAACACCACAGAGAATGTGTGTTTGCAGAAAACGAAAAAGAGAAAGAAGAAATCAACGAACAACTAGAACAACTCTTAGAAAGAATTGATTCGGTTCAGAAAAGATTGAATGATATCAATGCGGTATTATCAACGGTTGATGGTATTGAAAAAGCAGTGTCTAAGAAGCAAAATGAAGTAAGTGTTTCTTCTCAATATATTGACAAGATGCAAAAGAATATTGAATCTGTTTTTAATGAAACAAGCGAAATTGAAGAAACAAAAAAAGAAATGAATGAATTGGTAGGTGAAGGAAAAGAACATGTTAAGAGAAGAAAAGAGTTGGTTGAAGATCAACATTACTATAGTATTGCTTCTACTCTTCTAAAAGACAGTGGAATCAAATCAAAAATTATCAAGCATTACTTACCGATCATGAATAAACTAATCAACAAGTATCTTGCCGATATGGACTTCTTTTGTAAGTTTAATTTGGATGAAAACTTTAACGAGACAATCAAGAGCCGACATCGTGACGAGTTTACCTACCACAGTTTCAGTGAAGGTGAACGATTGCGTATTGACTTGTCGTTGCTTCTTGCATGGAGAGAGATCGCACGGTTAAAGAATAGTGTGAATTGTAATCTTCTGATTCTTGATGAGGTGTTTGACTCTAGCCTTGACGGAGTTGGCACAGAAGAGTTCTTAAAGATATTGACATCGTTTGGCAACCGTGCTAACATATTTGTAATCAGTCACAAGTCTGATTCAATGACAGACAAGTTTCAGAATCATATTGTGTTTGAGAAAAAGAACAACTTCAGCAAAATAAAATGATGACACAAACCAAACCATATTATGAACGCAATGAGCATGTGATAAACTCACATGTGAATTGTAACTTTGAAGACTTACTTGAGATGACACCTGATGAGTTTCGTGAGTGGGTGATTGAAATGCGTAAGGTAGTCAAGGATGCATGGGACACCTATGGTTGTCCTCCACGAACAGGTAAGAACGAAGATGAAATCATTGACGCATTCAATAAGATTGCAGAGTATCCCGTTCATCAGTTTACACATACCGACGAACTATCTAATATGGAAGATGATGTAATCATCAACAAGTCTCGTATGGGAGTAGAGGTTGATCAGTGGTTCTCAAATATGTTTAAGACGAGAATCAACTACACCGAAAAGGATAACGGATACTCCATCTACGATTTGGTTGCAGACGATGATAAACTTGAGAGAGTTATAAAAGGTGCAATGCGTCACCTTCGCCGTGATTCATTTTACACACACGCACTGTCCGCAATCAAGAGAAGCAAGAAGTATGCAATCGTATCGGTTGATAGCGGCGACGAATGGATGGAAACATTCTTTAACAACCAAGCAATCTTCAAAGGACATGACTTTCTCCTTGAACAAATTAAGATTCGAGAAGGTGCAAACTCTGGTTATTTTCAATTAGAACAAGATGATGTTCTACAACTTACAAGAGAGCAAGTTGAGAAGTGGAGAGACAAGATGTCATACCGACACCACTCTACTTTTGATATTAATGATATGCCAGACGATAAAGTATATGCAATTCGTATATATAAGAAGGGAAGAAAGGTTTTCCCTGCTGGGTTTAAATCATTTAGAATTGGGTACATTCAACCTGCTGTGAATTTCCCACCAATGACTGCGAAATATTTATATGAGCGATTTACAGAACACATCAAAGATCAAGAACGCATTGTCATCTATGACCCGTCTAGTGGGTGGGGTGGTCGCATACTTGGTGCTATGGGTTGTCGGGATGATCGCCGGATTCACTATGTTGGGACTGACCCTAATCCTGATAATTTTCTCGACGATGGTAATGGCAGCAAGTATGAGTCTCTCGCTGATTTTTACAATACCAAGACTTATCGTGGAAATCCATTCTTTTCCGAAACGAATACTTTCCACCAATTCCAAGAAGGCTCAGAAGAAATTGGTAAACACCCAGATTTCCAGCAGTATCGAGGAAGCACGGATCTCATTTTTACTTCACCACCTTACTTCAACAGAGAGGCATATTCGGAGGACGAGAACCAATCTTACAAGAAGTATGG